AAGGCGTTTGCCGGTGCCCGATGGGCAAGTGACCGAAGGTCTTTTGAACTCCATTACACTGAGGTGCTAGGAGTTATACCTAAAGCGAACGCATAAGCATGGTTGCAAGTGTGCCTGCCATGCCCAAAAGTTGTGGATTATCAGTTACGAAGTTAACCACACGCTTAGTGACTTTGCGTAGTTTGGACCAATGATTGTCGTTTGAACTCACCAATGGAATGTCTTTACGTAGGTAGTAAAGCAGAGGCAAGAATCCATGGATCGGTGGTTGGATTCTCATATTATAGGAGGGATCACGCGAATAGTAGTTCACCACAAAATGGCTCTCAATCTTGACATGAGAGTATGTTGGGTCCATACCCTTAGCTGCGACATACATCGAGTCAGGGGGGATTGGGGGCTTAGCGTTTCCGAGTTCCAACTGTCTGATGTCACTCGGGATCCAGTGAATATGGATGCCTGCATCGTCACTGTCCGAGACGACTGTCGTATCATAACAATCGTGGGGACGATTTGCAATCGTTGAATAGGAATCCGCATAAGGCAGATTCTTGTCCGTGACTGCGCCGGCCACAACACCTGAACCATATATTTTCGGTCCAGAGAATGTCCACATTGTTGAACATGCTACCACTACCGCTTTGTCGACCGCGCCTAGTAATCGGTCCCATTCCGGGTTGAATACATCATAGGTGAGGGGGTCGTAAACGAATGCACAACTAACAACCATCGGGGAGACTGTGCTGAATCGGTAACCAAATTGAATGGTCCCTGAATCAGTAGGCACGTCAGGTGCTGCTACTAGTGCGAAGTGGGTGTAGGCGGTTGTCCAAGCATAGGAACTTGAACTCGAGCTGTTGCTACCACCGGAGAGTGGTAAAGTAGTCCCAAGATTGGTGACTGTAGCTCCATCCCAAGCGTATGCGGTCACCCTATAGGCGATCACGCTTGAGGTGTCGGTGATTCCGACCTGGACATTTCCATTGATGTCCGAAGTGACTGGTATCCACTGAGTGTTCATACCTGTGGCCAGGATGGTTCTCGGTGCAGTGACGCAGGACTGGTGCGCGGTAAATTCAACAATAAGCTCCTCTGGTTTGAGGACGCTAGTGCGGTTACCACGGATACTCGTGTTAGTCCTGGGGATTCCCGATTCGTGCGAGATTTTAATGGGCTCAGTAAATGATGGGGAGACTTCAACGTTCATCCGGCCATCACTTTGCGCGCCATCCCAGTCGGTGATTGATACAAAGTGAGCAGTACCCGCTCGCCCTGGACAGGTGGAGGGGGCTAGGAAAGGTTCTCCCTCTGATGGGTCGATTATTTCCATTGCGTATTGCGTCAGTGTATCCGAAATTCGTTGTTTCTCACGCGCATTGATGCTTTCGCGAGAGTAAGTGCTTGCTTTCTTTGTTTTTGCAGCTCTTAGTTGGACAACTTTGGTTTTGTTGGCTGGTCGAGGACCTCTTTGTTTATTACAGGATGACTTCAGAGACATCGCAGGGTAGATTCCTGTTGACTGTCATAAGTCCCAGGCTCTTAAGGCTTTCAATGCCAAACAGTCCTCGCCCCAGAATTGGAACATTTTTGCTTGGCGTGCGGATTTGCGCAGTTTTTGAATTTCAACCACGCTAACAGATAGTATTTCTGCCAGTTCGACCTCCGAGCTCGGGTGCTCTTCCAACGTATACGCTGGTGTGTCGTCGTTCTGCCTTTTTCCGAAGTTCTTGTTTTTCAACTCCCTGTCTTCATAAACTTCATGGCCCTCGGTTTCAATGAGTATAGCTGCGAGCAAATCATTGATTATTGGTACGTGCCTGTTGGCAGGCAACAAACTCAGGGCCATGCCTCTAAGTAGACCGTAACTCTTTTCTAAGTTTAAGACCTCCTTTGTCCAGAAGGTTCGAAATATTACGCGGCCTATCCTATTGCCGGGGTGTCGAGTATCGACACCGTTCACCAAAGCCCTGTAGAATCTTTGCTGTAAGAACTCCACATTAAGGGAGCAGGGGTGGTGCTCGTCAACTTTTGCAACGAAACCGAGGTTCCAACAAACGTTGTAGATTTTGGCGGTTGTTACGGGTGACAACTGCTCAATGACATGGCCCAGTACGTCAGTCGTGCCTGAGTTGTTTAAGGTAGTGTCATTTCTACCCGAAGGTTGTGTGTAGTGTATTTTCATCTCACTACGTCCGTGGTCGTTAACGGATTTGTATTTTTTAACGTCGTCGGATGCAAAGTAGGCGGCGGTTTCAAACATACCATGTTTGAGAGCGGCATTGGTTGAAAACTGGCCGGAGCCCTCGGTTACGTGCATATCCATTCTGCTAAGGTCTATGCACCAGGTTCTCCTCTCCCCCTCGGGATTTTGGGCAACTATTAACATGTTGTCTCCAGCGTAGGCGAAGTAGAACTCCTTCGAGTTGACGGCATCCAGATACCAGTCGGCCCTCTGTTTTTCGACGGTCCCGCTCATGAAGGCATAACGGCCGCAGCGGATCGAAGCAAACCACTTTGCCAAGAAGGTTGTGTTGGGCCCGTGCGTTGCTCGCACCTCCACTTCTGGTATTGATATGCCCCTGGGGTGTTTTGAGGCATCCAGCAGTTTTATCCCCGCGAATTGAGATTCTGCATAAACACCAGCTTTGTACTGTTCGTCGCAGATGATGTTCTTTTCGATTTTAACGCACCACTGGTATTTGCGTCTGAGTCGACCCCTGACTAGGTAA